TGTACAAGATGCTATATAATAATCCCATCAAATAAATAAAACAGCAGCAACAAAACAAAAGCACCTTGACAATTCAATAGACTTTATACTCTGGATGTGATATACTTACTAATAACAACATACTAATCACAAAGGAGCGTGATCAAATGACAGATAATGAATTGTTACTTGCCATATCTGATATTATGGATAAGAAGTTAAAACCTATAAATGATAGGTTAACAAAAATTGAACTCACTCAAGAAAATAAAATTTTACCACGGTTACAAGAAATTGAATCTTGTTATACAGGTACATTCAATCGTTATCAATCAGGTGTTGAGCAAATAGAAGCAATACAAGCTGATATTGATGTCATAAAAAGCGTGATTCGTGAACATAGTGAAAAGCTGCAAGATATTTCAAAACATATAGCATAACAACTAAATAACCACTAACCAGAGTGTAAAGCCTATTGAATTGTCAATGTGCTTTACACTTTTTGTTTAAGGAGGTTATTACTATGAATAAACATTTTGATAATATCAGTACTCTTGAAGAATTAAGGAAGCAGTACAAAGAGTTATTAAAACTATATCACCCAGATAATGGCGGTAACCTGGAAACTATGCAGGAGATCAATGCTGAGTATGATCGGATGTTTAAAATGCTAAAAGATCAGCATGAAAACGTAAATAGGTCTAATTGCGATAATGCAAAATCAGATTATAACAACATGAAGTATGACTTTGCAGAAGATGAAAAGCTGCGTGAGATGCTTAACAAAATTATTCATTTTAATAATATAGATATTGAGCTTGTTGGTGCATGGATATGGGTATCTGGTAATACATATGTTCATAAGAAGGAATTAAAAGAGCTAGGCTTTAAATGGGCAAGCCAGAAAAAAATGTGGTACTGGCACAGTGAAGTTTTTCGCAAAAAGAGCCGTAAAACGCTAAGCATGGATGATATCAGGAATTATTATGGTAGTACTAATGTCAGATCAGAAAGCATGGTTTTATTGCAAGCATAATTTAATTATAGAATCTGAAAACAAGGCTGTGAGAGTTTATATGCTTTCATAGCCTTGTTTTGTTTGATAGAAAATATCATGATGCTACAAATTACTTTTTAATCTTATGTCATAGTTATTATGCAGACACTCAGAGTGCGAAATTAGGTGTAAATCAGAACAGTAATTGTGTGAACGCAATTTCATATTAGGGTGGCGTATAAAGTGGAAATCTAGGCGATATACGGTGTTTTAGACAGAATCAGATTATTTAAGAAAGGTTTCTTTTCTGCTCTGATAGGACTTGTGTTCAGCAGAACACTTTACAGAAATAGTTATTGTAATCCTTCTTTTACAATTTCTGCCACGGCGTCAATCTGCTTCTGATCCATGACACATCCACAGCCTTTAATGATATTAAATTCATCCGCAGCTATATCCCAAACATAAACAGGATTTGCGCCGCACTCCTTTGCGATCTGACGGATCGCCCGATTCGCCTTAATAAATTCTGATCTGATTTTCATTTTGTATATCCTCCTTTTACTCCAACCCAGCATTACCACCTGGTGCTCACAGCTTAGTATACACACGCTTCTCCAATGCTGTTTTCGATTATTAAATAAGTGTCAATTTCTAATTTGTATTCTTCTTCATTTATTATTCCAAGCTGGCGGTCAAGCTCTGCGTCTTCATATAGTTTTCTGTTCATATTCTCAAAGACCTTCTTGCCATATTTTGTAAATGATAAGCAAAGTTCGATTCCGCATGATGTTCCATATCTTTTTGCCATCTCTAACGCTTCCTTGCGAGAGTGATTATATTCATCTTTGTAATTCCTTTTCATATCCGTTCCCTCCTGTTTGGTTTATTGTTTTCTATGGTTATACTATATCACTTTTGAAAGAAATAGTCAAGCCTTTTTGTAACTTTTTTCAGAAATATTTTTTATTGACTTTTTCAGCGTTATAATATATAGTAGGAAATAGAAAGGAGGCTTTGAAATGCTGAAATACAAATTTAATATGGAAGAAGCGCTGGAGCGTGCGAAATTTAACACGTACAAAGCAAAGATAACTGGACTTTTAAGCCAAGACACGCTAAAAAAAATAAAGTCAGAAAGTACAGATATTAGTCTTAAGGCATTAAATAATTTGTGTCTGATTTTAGATATGCCGCCAGGGGCCATTCTGGATTTTGAAATCACAGATAAGGAAAAAGAAGATAGAAAAAAACTTTGATTATTTCAAAAATATCTCTTTTCAAAGTGATAAAAATATGATATTATATAATTGTCAAGAGGGAAACCAAATGACAATAACCCGAAAGGGAGAAAGGAGGACAAATGAACGAGATGCCAGTATTCAAAAGTTTTTTAAGAGAGCAGCTTGAGAATCAAAAAGAACTGGAAAAAGCAATCAAAGAAAAAGATTACGAAAAAGCCAAAGAATTGATTGCAAAGATGATTGACCGGACGCAGAAAGGTATTGAGGACAACTAAAACGGTCAAGGGAATTGAAAAGGGCGGCAGATACACAAGCCGCCCTCTAAATAAAGAAGGAGAGAAGAAAATGAATAAGAAAATAGAAGAAATGAAAAAAAGCATGATTGATGCAGGCATTTACTCGGTTGAGGACATCGAGGAAATTTGTCGCCTTGAAATAGAATATGCACAGGAATGTGAGGAGATTGCAAACCAGTGTATAGAAGAAGGATATCCTTCACACGGGTCAAATTATGACCTAAGATGTGAGAATGCTCGTCGTTACTATGATGAGCAGATAGCGTATATTGACGAAAAATATACGCAGGAAGAATGACCGCTAATATAGCGGTCTATTTTTTGCATTTTGGCTTATTTAAGCGTTTCATGTGCTTAATGAATAAATATAGCTTCTCTTGTTTTTTCAGTCTGTATCAGGCTATTAGGGCTATCAGAATGGATTGTAGATAGCTGGTTGTCGATAGTGTTATATAGTCATAATTATTTTTTACTATGAATTAATATATTGATTTATGTATAAGCTTCTATTCTTTTTCTATTTTCTGATAATAACTTTTTCCATTTTGTTTCCTGTTTTATTTCCGTAAAGAATTTAAAATAATGTTTGACATTAAAATTGAATTATTATTTTTTATGATTTTCTATTGTGATTCTTAATCGAATTTTTATTTAATTATTATTTAATCTTCATTAACGAATCAACATAATTTGAATATTTGTCATATGTTATTAGATATAATCATATCAGATAATAGCTGGAAATTTACTAATTCAAAAAAATAGATCTAATTATTTTTTGAATGTTGTTATATTTTGCAGAAAAATAATGATCGTGATATGGTATAATAGCTAAGGTTATTGAGATTAATTTTTAGAAAATGTAGCAAGTAAATGTTGTTTAACTGAAAAGTTATGCTGCAAGTTACAGCTCTTAGAATGTATAGAAATATAAAAGTATACATATCGTACCATTTATGCTGCATAAATTATATCTGATATCTGTATTATATCTATCTAAGTTTGATTCATTTTTATGATTAAATTACATCACATTTGAAATACACTCAAGTGTAAATATGTATAATAGTTCATTTTTTGATATCATTTTGATATCATTTTGATATCGAACATTACTACACTGTTAAGTCGATTCAACAATATTAATATACTATTTGTATGGCTGAATTTAAAGTTACAAAACCTTGCATTCACAAAATCATAGAATAATAATATTATAATACCTATTTATCAAATATCTTAATTCTAAGTTGTATAAATGTATAAAATACAACTTATGCTACATTTTATCTTTATAAGACAGGGGGGTATGTTTACATTATTTTTCTAATTTGTATTTTTCTAAATTGGTATATCTGTTCCATTCGCTTATCAAAATTAATTTTCAATTTTTATACTTTAAAAATACAATTCTAATTATAAATTTTCTATAAAATTTTATAAACAAAAAATAAATTGCTTCGATAGCACGTTCGATAAACCCTTTATTTTTCTGACTTTTTACTATTTTCATACCTTTAAAATTATTCAAAATCTCTTTCATAAGCTTAAAATCCATTGAAAAATCAGTCAATTATCGAACTCAGCTTAACATCTCTTTTACAATTAAGAAAATGAACATCAAATCAGCTAAAAAGTTTCAGTCAAAAACCTTAAAATATCTAGTAAAATCAATGCTTTCTCAAATTGCTTCGGTTTAAAAATCACTCTCTCACCGAACTCAATCTTATATACACACAAAATTTTTCAATATAATTTTAAATCAGAAAAAGAATAAGATTATGTATCATTAGAAAATACAAAGTGTATATCATACACAATGAAAACCAATAATATTATAAACAAACGGAGGATTTTATAATGAAATCAAAAGACATCTGTGATATAATAATAGAAAATGTATTTAATGAATGGAGAAAATCTATGAACGCTCAAAACCAAAGAGAACAATGGGAAATACCAAAATACTCAAAATCAGAAATTAATAGAGCTGGTTCTATAATTGCAGATTCATCTTCATCTAAAGAAGAATATGATAATGCTCTTATGGTATTAAATAATTGGAGAGCTGCACATGCTTATCCTTTACAAGTAATATGCAACAATTTGCGTTCACGCAATCAAAATGCTATTGTAGTGCAACGATTAAAACGACTTGAATCTATTACTGGTAAGATAGTACGTTTTCCAGATATGAATCTATATCGGATGCAAGATCTTGGAGGTTGCAGAGTTATTGTAGATACAATAGATCAGGTATATAAAGCTGTAGAGGAATACAAAAAATCTCGTATCCGTCATATATTAAAACGTGAATATGATTATATTAAAAATCCTAAAAATTCAGGATATCGTTCCTACCACATGGTATATCAATTTCAAAGTGATAAAAAAGAAACTTATAATAAGAATATGCTTATAGAAATACAGTTTCGAACAAAACTTCAACATATATGGGCAACTGCTGTTGAGATGATGGGAATATATACAAAAAGCAATTTAAAATCAAGCCAAGGCGACAATAACATATTAAGATTTTTTACACTTATATCATCTGTAATTGCAATACAGGAAAATATGCCAGTTTGTCCCAACTCATCAGGAAACATAAATGATTTAGTACAAGAGATTAAACTTTTAAATAAAAATCATCATATAATATCTATATTAAGTGGCATAAATCTAGCTATTGATTATACACAAAAAAACACCAAAAATAAAAGTAATTATTATTTATTAATTTTAGATTATTCTACGAAAAAAGTTCGTATTGCAGAATTTAAACCTTCACAATTAGAAGCAGCTACAAAAGCTTATGGAAATTTAGAAAAAGAAACTGATAAAAACGTTGTTCTTGTATCGGCAAAATCTTTTAATGAATTACGTGAAGCATATCCAAACTATTTCGTAGATATCTCTGAATTTATTAATATGATTCAAAAGATTATGAAAGATCATTAAAATATAGTATATTAGTTTCAATTTAAGACAGGTGAAAAAATCATCTGTCTTATTTCTATGTCAAAAATCAAAACTATTTTTATCAAATATAAAATCTATAATATCCAGCAAGTGTATGAGTAGTGTGGGGGGGGGTATATTTTACATCATTTAGAATATACCAGATATCCACTACACTACTACCTGAAAATATAGATTGAAAAATTATTGCTCATTCTCATCCAAAAATATAGAAGTAATAACCAGAAACAAATCATAATATAAAAATTATTTAGGGGAGAGATTTAACTTATGACAAATAACACAGCTTTACAGATAAGTAATTTCAATTTTTATGGAGATGAATTAATTGCATTGAAAGATAATGCAACTGGTAAGATCTACACTTCTATCACACATGTCCTTAGAGAAATTGGATTCACAGAAAAACAAATTGAGCATCAAAAAAGGAAAATTATGAATGATGAGATATTGAAAAACCACACCCAAAAATTTTCGGGAGTGGATTTGAACATGCCACCTGGATTCTCGGATTTACGTGACGAGGTGCCCATAAATGCCTGAAACAAGCCATTCCTCGTCATGTTTATGAAATATTCGATTGTGACGAGGATTTATACTGAAATCCTTATAAATCAAGCTGTTGACAATTTTACCTCGTCACGTTTCCGAGAATCCAGGATGCCAAGTATAAATGAAATATCTTGTATTTCTAATCGTAAATTGCCTTTGGCATTAGCAAAAATAACAATAACACCAAAAATAAAAAAGATTCAGCCAGAATTAAGTGAAAAATTATTTAGATACCAAGATAAATGTGGTGATGTATTAGCATCCGTATTCATAGATAATAAAACAACAGATCAAATAATCATGCAACCAATATTAGATACGCTAAATACCTTCACCAAAACAGTAAATGATACTCTCCTATCCCTAAATGAAAGAATGTCAAAACTGGAAGAGTCTCATGAAAAGGTAAAGAAAACACTACCAAAGAAAAGATTTTCATATTGGAATTCCAAGATGTTCCCAAAATATCAGTTGTTAATGGATTACTTTGAAATACCAACTGGTAAAAACGGAATTTTATATAAAGAACTATACAAAGAATTTCATAACACATACCCAGATATAGAAATAAATCAGATTATAGATGATTACTGTTATGATAATGGGCTTGATGGCTGCTTTACATTAGATGCTATAGAACATAATAAAACTGTAAGAAAGTTATTTGAAAGTATGGTTGATAATTTATTGGAGAAATATGATTTGCTTTCAAAGAATGTAATTGTAAGAGAGAAAACAATATTTGATGATTAAATTATAGCTGAGATAAATCTATAAACAATATATAATTTAAGGAAATTTGGAGAAGAAGATTATACACTATCTTTATTATATTACATACCATCAACAATCAATTAATTTTTTATGGAGTAAATTATTTTGAAGCAAAGCGAAAAATAATTTACGGAATATATGTCTGTCTTATTAAAAGGTTTTATCTTTATTCAGTTCAGCAAGTGGGGGTTAAAACCTACTTTGCTGAACGACCCCCATGAAGTAAGTGGGGGTTAAAACCTACTTTGCTGAACGCTCGCAAGAAAAAAGGAGGAATTATTTATCGACAAACCAGAATATTTTACAAGATTTCCTAACGAGTATATTCAGGGAAATATAAAAACAAAATTTGGAGTAAGTAGAAAATTTTATATCATTTATATTCTCATAGATAAATACAGATCTTATGAAGATTATAGCTGGATAACTATTCGCAAGGTACTAAATTTCTATGGATATAAAACTCATAAACGAAAACCAAAAGCAGTTGGAGAAATATTAGATGTACTTGAATACATGATAAATAACAAAATGATTGAAGTCAAACAAGAATTAGATTCTTTGTCTTATGATACTGGTATTGAAATTAAAATTATTTCAGAAAATTTTGATTATCCTGACAAATTCGGAAAATTGTCATCTTCTCAATATGATGTAATTATGATGGCAGATACATCCCTAAATAAAGAAAGTATTCTTATGGCATTCCTTTATATTAATTCATATATCGGATGCCGGAAAAGAAATAATGATGGATCAGAACTAGCAAATGCCAAAGATTATCCAGAGGCATTTTGGAGAAGTATTGAAAGTATGGCAAAGGAACTAGCAATGTCAAAAGACACAATTAACAAATGCATTGATTACTTAACTTCTCCATCTAACACTACTCCCCCACTGTTAGTAAAAAAAGAAGTAGGTAGTATACAGAAAGATAAAAACAAACCACCACAAAATGTTCCTAATATTTATGTGCTAAACAAAGAAGGTTATAAACAAGAGATTAAATGGGCTTTGAATAAGATGCTAGAAGTTTATGAAGTAGATAAATTTTATCCTTCTAAAAGTGGGAATTATCGGTTTAAAGAATGAGAGGTGATAAAAGATAAATAAAGAACTGAAATGTAGAAATATAAGTTAGGATAGAATTTTGTTCTATGTAACTCATAAATCTTTTTGAAAGAAAGGAATTTTATATGTTAATTGAAATAGAAAAAATTAAAATCAAAGATCGTATCAGAAAAGACTTTGGAAACATTCAAGAACTTGCTGATGATATCAAGGATAACGGATTAATTAACCCTCCAGTTATAACACCTGACACATATGAGCTAATCACTGGAGAACGAAGAATACGTGCAATGAAGCTGCTTGGATACCAACAGATAGAAGTGCGTCCTATGGCTGTAAAGGATGCTGAACACCAGTTAAATCTTGAAATATCTGAAAATGAAGCGAGAAAAGATTTTTCAAAAGCGGAAAGGATTGATTATGCAAGACGCTTGGAAAGAATTGAAAGTTTGAAAGCTGAAAAGAGAATGAAAGCTGGTAAAGTAGACCCTATGGAAATATTTCCACAGGGTACAACCAGAGACGTTGTTGCTTCAAAACTAGGTATTGGCTCAGGTAAACAATATGAAAAAGAAAAATTTATTGTTGACAACAAAGATTCTCTCACCCCAGAAGATTTCGCAGAATGGGATGAAGGAAAACTCTCAACAAATAAAGCATTTATGAAGATCAAAAAAGAAAAAGAATTATTAGAAGAACAATTAAAGCAATTAGAACTTTCAAACCAGAATATGCAAAAATATGAAAAACTCACAGAAATGATACCAGAACTAGAAGATCTTGTTGATACAGGTATTGTTACAAAGAACACTGCTCTTGCAATGATGAAAAATCTTTCTGAGCAAGAACAAAAAGAATTTATTGAATCTATTCCAACAGATAAAAAATACACACAGATACAGATGGATGAAGAAATACAGAAGTATAAAAATAGAATTAGTGAATTGGTACAGCAAAAAGTCAAAACTGAAACAGTTGAGATTCAAGTTGATAAACCAGAAACATTAACAAAAATTAAAGACCTAGAAAAAAAACTTGAAAAGAAAACGATAGAAAACGAAAAAATGTCATCAACTTTAATTGAAAAAGAGAAGATGATTAATGAAGCTATTGGTTCAAGTACCAATTACCAACTCACATCACATTGTAGTGAAATTACTCTAAAAATACTCAATTTTGTGAAAGAAATGTCTCAATATGATTATATGGCAGAAAGTTTTAACGAAATCCCTATTGCGACAAGAATTGAGTATGAAAAGTGTATCAAATCAGTAAAGAAATGGGCTGATAGAATTTTAGGTACTATTAATCAAGAAAAAGAAATTATTGATATGTAAAGGAGAAAACATGAGAACAAATAATGATTTAGAAACAAGAGTATCAGCACTAGAAGAATTATCACTTGAAATTGGACAGGAATGTAACAGAAGTTTAGATCTAACAAATAAAATAGTAAAAATTTTACCTAATGCAATTAAAGAACAATTTGCACAGGAATTTGCAACTAGGGAAAGTGAAATAGAATCAAATGTTATAACAACTGTCTCTGGAGTTATTGATACGAAAATTAGAGATACGTTAGATGAACGTGGGTTAAGTAAAACTGATGCTGATAGATTAACTAAAGCCAGATATAAAAGAATGCGTGAATTATTAGGAGATTCTAAATCTGACGAATATAAATTATTTATTCCATTTTATCAAGGATGTATGAGAAATGGATATTTAAAAAAATTTGATGTATTAAGATATGCTGATATTGATCCATCGCAATTTAAAGAAGCGTTAGAATATATCCAAAATTTTAATATTGTTGACCGTAGTTGGTGTATTGAAGCTTTACATAATAATTATAGAAATCAAGAATTTACAAATAACAAATTAGTTCATGCATATGAACGATATTTTGGAATTAATATCGCATAGGTAGATGATAACTTAGTTAAGTAAAAGTCATCATAAACAAGTAATTATTTTTCTGCCTATACACTAACAGAGTCTTGGATGATACAGTGGCATTTAGTATTTCAAAACTATGCCACTGGTCACACTTAAAATCAAATTATCATGATGGAAAGATTAATCACAAATATCTTGAAGATTTAGAATTACTCTCACTATGGATATTTTGAATCTTGTCCAACTATTGAAAAGTTAGACAAAATAACTACTCTCAGTGTGTTTTAAATCTAGTTGACAACTATATGTTCTGAAATTTTCTTGTAAGGTTTATAAATCCAGCATTGTATGATATGTCTGGTTCTTGGATTTGCCAACTGAATACAGCAGCATTTGAAACACGCCCCCCATTTCTCTATATAGACAATAGTTATTTTAATAAAAAGGAGAATTGAACTATGAATAACAAATTTACACCTAAAAATATAAAGGAGAGAATCACTATAAATGCTCAAAAATTACACAGTAAAAATACCAAATAACAATTATGAAAACCGTTCCACTTTTGGAGGCTTAATTTATTTTACAGATTTTTATACAAATTGCAGTGGAAATACAAACATGCACTCCCCTATAGCAAATAGGATTTTGCAAGATAGAAAATTTGATAAACAGTGTAAGAAAAACTTAGAAATTAGAGATAAACGGAGGAATAAGAATGGTTGCTAAATATAAAGGTACAACACTTGAATTCGATTTAGGAAAATATGGATATAAAGGATATAATGCTGTATGTACATATAGATACAATAAAAGAATAGATAAATATTCTTTAGAAATGGAATTAAAATATAAAGATATTGGTGGCAGCTTTAGGATTGATCGCCAAGAAATTGATACTCAGTACATATCAGGTTGTCGTAAAACTATAACAGACAACATTAGCAGAATCGTTGAATAAGCATGTTTATCTGGATTTTTTGATGAATATATTAAACGTTATGAATACATTTATCAATGCTTTTATAAAGGTAATGAACTTTTAGAAAAAGAAAGCCTAATAAATGCTGATGGCAATTAAGAATGATTATAATATATACCAAATGAGAAAAGATCGTCCTTTTAATATATATTATCAGTATTTATCATGTGTGGCTACCATAAAAGATTTAGGAATAAAAAATATCTGTTATCCAAATAATAATTGCTTTGAATACGAAAACTTGAAAATATTCGTGAAAGGAGTGTTGTATAAACTTTGATTTGTGAATTTTGCAGAAAAATTATTGGGCATGATTCCAGATGTCCAAATTATATTCCACAAAAAGCTGTCCTCTTCTGCTCTTCTTGTGTACAGGGAATATATTATGGTGAAAACTATGTAGAAAATGAAAATGGAGAATGCAGACATTATGACTGCATATATGGAATACAGGATCTATTGGAATGGTTAGGTTATAAAGTGAAAACTATGGTGGATAATTATGAAGAAAATTATTAGATTTTTAAAAAGAATATTTAGTAAATATGAAATCGGATATGAGTACTGGATTGATATAAATGAGATTAAAATTCCTAGATATCTCAAAAGCAAGAAAATTGGTATGATAGACTGGAATCGTAAAATACGATACTGGTTAGAAACTGGCGAATTTGAATCTTACATTTTATTATCTAAAGACTTTACTCTTGTTGATGGATATTCAAGTTATAAGATTGCAAAACAAAGTGGTATGGATATCGTTCCTGTATATTTTGTGAACTAAATAGAAATTTCATTGGTAATGGAATTTCTAATAGAGAAATATTAAATATAGCAAAAGTGAAGGAGGATGCTTTTGGATATTATTGAAAAAGATTTACCACAATTAATCGTTGGTTTAGATTCTTTAAATGGTTCTGCAAATTATATACATATTGAAGATGCTAAGGAAAATATCAACTATTATTGTCCCTGTTGTAAAGGACTAATTAAACCAAGGGCTTACAAAAAAGATATTGCTTATCAAGTACAGTCTCACTTTTATCACGAAACTGGCGGATGTAGTGATGAGATTTATATTCATTATATCTGTAAAAACTGGTTATTTGAAAAAGGATGTAAATTTATTGTTAATAACATTCAATATGAAGTCAAGGCTATTGAAATTGAGAAAACATTGTACACCTCTTTTGGGGATTATAGACCGGATATAATTGTAACTACTACTATTGATAAAGTATTTTATTTTGAAATCAAAATTACTAATCGGAAGACTGAATTATACGCACCTAAGTGGGATGAACTAGAAAATGATGTTGTAGAAGTTGATACAAGATATTTTATTAATCAAAAGTATAAAAATGACATTCCAGAATTTAATATTATTTATTCTAATGGTGAGTGCTTTATTAAGAGTTATTCAAGAACAGATTATGAGGATACTATTGCTAAAAGGAAACTTGAATGGAAACGTCAAGATAAGTTGAATTACAAGATTCAATGGGAACGATTGGATTGGTTTTGGATTGACTTACAAGAATACGTAAATAAGAGAGAAAAAACTGAAAATGTATTAAAAAGCTTTGATAAGTTGGAGTATAATGATAAATTATGGTGTTATTACACAATCAAGAAAAAATCTTGCATTGATTTAAAAGAGTGTTTTATGAACAATATCAACCAACATTTTTATAGTATGCTACATACATTAGAAACAGACGAAATTAAAATTTCTTCAGCTCATGTATCTCCTAAAATTTATCATGTTACATGCAGAACAGAGTTCTCATATTTGGATTATACGTTGTTTGAAGAAGAAGTCATAAAAGTTAAATTACAAAAAGGAGGCATTCTTCCATTAGACTATAAAAATGATGCAGAAAAGTGCGTTTCTTTATTGAACACTTATATTACTAAAGGAAAAAATATTTTAAAAAGGATAAAACATGTTGGAAACTTACCATATGTCAAAAGTATTATTCCTTATAGCCATTGGGCTTGTGGTAAGTATCCACTACATACTTTAGATTTTACAATTAAATTTCAAGATTATATTCATAGTAAGTTTTTAATAGAAGAAATCGGAAACATTAGAATAAGTGCCAATTTAATTGAAGAAAATTATATAAAAGGATATTTTAACAAATTTCGGAAAGAAGCATTTCAAGATTTAGAATATGAATATATTGAGTCATGTTTAAAAAATGATTCTAAGTATCAAGAAATAATAAAAAATATTTCTGAAATATGTAATAATACCTCTAATTTTAAACTAAGAGTAACAGCAGGTGGACAGGATATTACTTTATTAGATGGATACAAAAGGGTTAGATGGCATACTTTTTCTACAAAAACTGATTTATTTGGAAAATTCGAAGAAAAAATATATAACAGATTTATAAATTACATCAATTTTTCAATCAAAAAGAAAAAAGAAGAAATGGACAGAAAGATAGGTTCCGAAGAAATAATTCAAAAGTATATTGCATTAGTTAATTCATGTAAAAATAAATATTGGAGATTGCAAAAAGCTGGAGATTTTTATTTAGAGTTATCATTTATTGATAAAGGTGTATGTATTTGTAATAAGTTTATTCGAATTAATTTTGGAGGCGATGTCAAGGATTTAGATATACAACTAAAGCGAAAAATTTATAGGGCAATGAAGTGTATTATTAATAAGTCATATTATAATTTTAGAATTATGGAGGCTAGATAATGGAAAATCGAAATTGTATTTACATCCCAAGTATCGATGCTAAAGATTTATATTTAGCAAACAATTTCAAAGATGAAACAAAAAACAAAACTGGTTATAGACTCATAACTAAATCTGGAAATATAAATTATAACAGATTTATCAATTCTCTTGATTTTAGTTTAGATAGTGAAAAACTGAGAGAGATTGCAAAAGAAACTTATGGTAAAAATAATACCTTATCATTTAAGCATAACGGCAAAGAATATAGTGATAAGGTGATTAATGTAACTTTCAAATATAGTAGCAAAGATTTTAATAAAGTAAAAAAGAATACCTATGTTATGGATGGATATTTATTAGATGAATTGCAATTTAATGATAATATTGCGGTTATTTCTAATGTTATTATAGGGATTATTGTTTCCACTCCTACTAATGAGAAGACACAATATGAATTACCAGATGGTTTTGAATATGTTGAAGATAAAGATGGAAACCATATTTATAATACAAAAACAATAGGAGTTGTTTATTCTCGTAAGAAATTGCGTGATTATTTATATGAAAATGGTTTTAATTGTAATGGTAATCACTATATTAGATTTAAACGTACTTCTGGATCTGCCCGTGTAGGAAAATGTTTATTTGTTGAAGAATCATTGTATCCTAAAATGCACGAATGGGAAATGTGTGGATTAGTAATTGAAAATGGTGATGATGTTGATCTTGCTGCATTAGAATCATATATTTCTCTCCCAACCAGCAGTGCCATTGATATAATAACAATTGAACCTAAAAGTATATTGATCATACCTGATTATGATAGTAAATTTATCGAAAATTCTGTTATCGTTGAAATGAACGAGTATAATAGAATTACAGTCAAAGAGGGAGAAATTGATATTTCAAATTCTATCTTTGATGGGCAATCTTTAATTGATCGGTCTATTATGGGCAAATATAATTGTTATGGAATGATATTGCTGCGAAACAGATTCTTCAAATCCTGTTGCTTTAATACAAATATCCAGAAGTGGTTTGAAGATAATGGTATTGATAATATTTCACAGTTAAATAAGGACTGCATTACCATTGCCACTGACATTAAAGACATAAAATTGATAACCACTCCAAATAGTATCAAATATATAAAATTTGCGCCGTTATTACAATGGTTAAAACAAATTGATTCTACTTTTAGTGTTGTTAAGCATGAAAAGAAAACACATTTCTTTGACGGAAAAATGGTGCAAGCACATTATCAATTATTAAATACAATACAACTTAGTAAAATTGAAGTACATGATTTATTGAAACCTTCGTTGGATTATGTAAATTTATTAAATACTGATATCAATGTTTTAAAATATCATATTAAATGCTCGTCTTTTGATGAACATGATAATGAAGCTATATCAAATGTTTTTAAAGATAAGAATGATATTGTTTATACAATGATGAATATATCAAATAAATTTTATAAAACAAAGTATTTTTATAACTTCAAAAGAGAAACATGCAAAGCTTATTTAAAAAATATGAAAAAGGGACATATTCTTATAAATGGTAATTATTCTGTTCTTTTTGGGAATCCTTATGAAATGTTGCTACACACTATTGGAAAATTTGATGGCACTACTTCTCTTCCACCAGGACATATACATACTACTCGTTATGAATATGGTAAAAAAATACTTGGATGTCGTAGCCCACATATTTCAACATCAAATATTCTTATTACAGAGAATATGAGGCACGATTTGATTGACAAGTATTTTAATCTCACTAATGAAATTGTTTGTATTAATGCTATTGGTGAGAATACGCTAGAACGTTTATCAGGCGCCGATTACGATTCGGATCAGATGATTATATCTGATAATGATATAATCATAAATGCGGCTTTAAAGAATTATGATATATTCAAAGTCCCTGCCAACAGGGTCGCTGCAAAAAAATCAAAAAGGTATTATACAAATGCACAAAAGTCTGATTTAGATTATAAAACAAGCGAAAATAAAATAGGTGAAATTGTTAATTTGTCTCAAGAACTCAACACATTAATGTGGGACTTTATTAATAAATCCAAGAAATCTTTGCTAGATTGTTATGAGGATATCAAAGAGATTTACCATGATATTTGTGTATTAAATGTTTTAAGTTGTATTGAAATTGATAAAGCGAAAAAGGAATTTGACATTTCTTCTAGTAAGGAAATCAAGGAAATAAAAGAGAAATGGAGAAAAAAAACGTTTGAAGGTAAAACCGTTAAACCTGCGTTTTTGGGATTTATTGCCAAAACAAAAGGATATCGCAACCCTCAAAAAAAGAAGTATAACTACCATAAAACAACTATGGACTATTTATTGAGAGAAATTAACCAATATCGTTCGGAGAAAGTAAAATTAGAGGATTTGATACCTTTATGTGAATGTTTTAGATTTTATGATTTTAATCCTAACTCAGTAAATAAAAAGCAGGTATCTAAGATTATAAAAATGTGCGAAACCGCTACATCTTCTATTAATGCAGTGTGGTCAAAAGATTACTATTCAACAGAAGAAAAATACATATTAACTTCACAATATAAAGATAATTTGGTTTTTGATATTCAAAAGTTGAAAATAAATATACACACTATGTTTTCGCTTATTGAACACACTGATATGAAGAAATATTCCCATATTTCTAAATTGTTATTTTATGTATTATTTAATCATAAAAACAATGAAATTATAGAAATTATGACAAAACTTAATCAATCTAATAATTCCTATATCGCTGAAGATGAAGATGGCGATCTTAAATTATATGGTATTCATTTCAAAAGATATGGAGGAACAGTTATTGAATAAAAATCATTTTATAAACGAAGTAGCAAAAAGATGTATGGTAACTCCTTATGTTGTAGATGAAATTTTTAATGTATCATCTGGTGTTATTATTGAAAATTTATTAAAAGGGAATCAGGTTGAAATCCCAAAACTAGGCAAATTTATTTTGAGAGAAAAAAAAGAAACTACATACAAAAATTTATATGGTAATAGTGAAAAGACTATAGGGAAGATGACTTATACATCATTTCAAGTAACCAACAATATAAAAAACAGAGTCAAAAATGGTTATCAATATATGAAAACAACATAAAAAGTTACTTTTTTGAAAAAATAATCCACAAAAAAATATGGGACTATTCCATAGTTGCCTTGGGATAATCCCGAATATTTTAAGTTTTCCAAAATAAGGGAACCATAGGAAAGAGAAATAAAATTTATCATTTATGGCAAGAAAAAAAAGAGAAATAAAAGATGTAGATGAAAATATATTGAATTTATAAAAAGGAGTAAAAATTATGAACCTAAAAGAATCTTACCGTTATGCAAATTATCTTGATTCTCTGTTAAGTACAGCTTATCGCTATCTTCAGAACAAAGGGTTTGTTACCACTACTAAGCAGAATCACTTGCGTTCAAAAGCAAACAACGAAGCTGATAATGAGGTGGTTGAGGTGCCGAAACCATATGATGTAGAGTTTACTCCAAATAATGTGATTGATTTTGTTGTAAATGTTATCACTGAAAAAGAGTTACTTGCTATTGCTATCGCTAAAGCAAAGACCAGTACTGAGATTAATATTGACAATGCTGTTGCATTGAATAAAAAGAAACAGGCATTTGTTTCTGTACTGAATGGGATTGCTAATATTAAGCCTAGTGAAAAGACCACACAAGGTACTGATTATAAGTTTAATCAGCAGGATGGTAATCAGATTCGATACTATTACAATATTGAGGAAACGACAACTATCGACTTTAACAGGAATGATGTTAAAGCATTGATTAAGAAGTATAGTAAAGAATGTGACAATATTTCTGCGAAATTGGATGCAATTGAAATTAACACAATGGTGGAACATACACAAAAATATGATATTTCTGACACATTTGAAGATTTGGTGGGCGCATAGCCTACCACTCATCTATCCTGTATCAGATATTTAAAACAGTGCTGAGATTGATTTTGTGATTGTCAATCGGTTCAGATGCAGATGAACTATGATGCTGCAAGGATGACATTATCCATAAAATGTTAAAATCCAATAGTAAATATTGCATTTTACATATAAAACTTTCAAGTAAATAGTAAGTTCAGACTTATTCATTAATTTGGAAAACTTATGAATATTCCAAAATTATTCAATTATCTAATAGTCTCGATATATGTAACGTGATTTGCTATTTCGATATTTTGTAATTTTGACAATTTGTTATATTGAGAATTTGAAATTTTGAAAAGTGTCTTGCTATTTGTTTATTCAGAAAATTGGTGATAGGGTGATCCCCTATAAATTTAATAGTATTAGCAAATATTATTTCTAAAAAGAAGAAGAAACTTTAAACAATATGATTTAAGATTATAACCTTAATTTATTTCGGTATTTTACTGATAGCAAATTGATTGAGATTACAGAGGATATTTTCAGTTCTGTTTTAAGCATCTGATATTAAAATCTTATAAAACAAAACTAAAAACAAATAAACATTAGCCAAATGAAATTACATAACGCTTAGAAAACTATAATATTAAAACAATATAAGGAAAGGAAAGAATAGAAAATGGCAAAATCTAAACTAAGTTTCAAGAGAAGTACGACAGATAAATTGTCTGTAAAAGGAATCCTATCAGAAGATGGAACTACAATTACATATACGGATGAAAATGATGTGGATCAGGATGTAAAAATTTCTGATTTGGTAAATGCATTTATAAACCAGCCAGTTGAGTTATCTATTAGTTTAAAAAATGATGAAGACCTAGAACTTATACCTGCTGAATAATAATTAGTAACTGATAAAACATAGTATATTGAGAGAGTGACTTTTAGTCTACTCTCTTTTCATTTTAGATAAAAGGAGAAAATAATTTTATGACAAGAAAAGATTTAATTACAAAAATGTCAGAAGAAAGTGGTTTAACAAAAAAAGATTCAGAGCTTGCGTTAAATTCATTCACAAACATTATTGAAAATAGCTTGAAAAATAATGAAAAAATTCAGTTAATTGGATTTGGTACATTTGAAGTTTCAGAACGTTCAGCTAGGACTGGTAGAAATCCTCATAATGGCAGTGTTATTGAAATTCCATCTTGCAAAGTTCCGAAATTTAAGCCATCAAAAGCATTAAAATCTTCGGTAAACGGCGGTGAATAAATGAAACTATTACATTTTGAAAATTATAAAAATTTTGTTCAAGCTATATCAGATACATTTGATTCGTTGAATTATGGATATGACGATATTTCGATTATTGCAAAATATAGCGAATCAAAAAAAATACTAAAAGAATTATTATGTATGGGGTATGATATTTCTACAATTAATTTAGAATCTGAAGAAATTAGTAATTATTCAAGTGAGTATATTATTTCTATTTTAAATATTGATGGTGAAAATAGTGTTTGGTGCGACAAATTTAAAGATAAAAATAAATATTATGATGACGAAGCAACGGTAACTTATATCATGGATAATTGTTCTTCTAAAGTTATAAAACATTGTAAATCTAATCTTGTGTTTGAAGTACATATTAGTGAAGAAGATAATATGGATTTTATCGTTGATGAAAACAATAATGATGTGCATGGATTCACTGTGAGCAATACAGATAGTGATGGTTATCGTTCATTTAGTTATTATTCTTCTGATCCGTTAAATCAAACAGATATTCAAAAGATGATAAAGGATTTTGGATTTTCGTTTTCAGAATAAATAATACTGTTTGACATAGGAAAGACTCGCATTTTGATTAATTAAGTGTAAGTCTTTTTTTGTTTGAAATGGTGACTACCGCAATCCCATTGACTTTAGACAATGGGTAGTTCACCTACCTATCTCCCATTTCTTTATTAAAGTTGTGTAAGTGAGAAAGTAGAAAAAGATTTATGGGGAAAGCAGTTTACTTAGATGTTGGCGGTCGAAAAGTATTAACAACAGAAGTTACTTATGAAGATTTAGTTATACTGTATAAACAATATATTGCCAGATGAAATGAATGAGGATAATTATAAAAGAATATTTAAAAAATACTTAAAGGAAGTTACTTAGTAAATAGTTACTTCCTTTTTGTTTGGAAGGAAGTGAGAACAGATGGCACATGTACCAAGAGTAAAATATTTTACAGAAGAACGCAAGAAATTAATAAATCCTGATAACTGGAAGAAATACGAAAAATATTTACAGTCAAATATTATCAAAAACAAAGATGTAAAAGATACTACATATCGTAATTATAAGAATTATTTTATGCACTTCTGCGTTTATCTTGCTGAAAATTGGGATAATATAGATTTATATTCTGATGATTTTATGGAAAATGCTATTGATATTATGGAAGGTTATATTATGTTCTGCCAAGAAACACTTCTAAACCATAAGAAAATTATTAATACAAAATTATCAGCAGTTAGTTCTTTCTATATATGGTCAATGAAAAGAGGATATGTGAAATATCATCCTTTTGATGGAAAACTTGATAGGATGAAAAAAGCAAACGAAGAAAAGATTATTAATTCTTATTTCCTAACAGAAGACCAAATTGAAACTATCAGGCGAGAATTATCTTTAAATGATAAGTTTACAATTCAAGACCAAATACTTTTCGAGGTAAGTTTTGACTCTGCAAATAGAATCGGAGCATTAGAAAAACTCGCACTTTCAAAATTAGATTTGGATAATAATATGTTCACTGGGATCAGAGAAAAAGAGGGATATATCACAGAGGTCGTGTTTGGAGATTCTGCTAAAGAATTAATTACTGAATGGCTTGAAGTGAGAAAAGATGATTATGATAATTTAGAAGTAGATTCATTATTGATTGTAAAATATAAGGGAAAATGGAAACCGATGAGTAGAGACTCTATCAGCAACAGAATGAAAAAATATGGTCAGATTGTTGGTATTCCTGATTATAGAGCACACTGCCAACGTAAATCACGTCTAAATCTTGTATATGAAGAAACTGGAGATTTAGCACTTGCTGCTGAATTAGCAAATCATAAATCTACTGAAACAACTCGTAGCTTTTATTGTCGTCCAAAATCCAAATCAGAAATTATGGATAAAATAAATGCGTTAAAGGCAAAACAATCTGAGAATAATGAATAACCCAATAAATCTCCAATTCAAGTAGACATTTCACAGACAATATATTGGAATATATAGCGATATGTGGCATTATAAAGACTTATGTGCGAATTAAGTTATTGACAACACTTGTGAATTGATATATGATAATGCGTATAGAAAATATTCTACACAAAGAAAAGGCATCCATTAGACGGTTGAGCCGTAATTTGATATATAGCTAATAAATCAAAAATGAATCATTAACACAAAAGTAATCGCTTTACTTCTCATGGCGGTTATTTTGTGTTTTCTTTTATTAAGAAATCTGACCATGTAAGCTGATACTACTCCGCTTACAATTCCAACAACTAACGATATTACAATTAGTTCACAAATTGTCACTTCTTCTATCACCCTCCTTTCTTAGCAGGGTATCTATCCGATAAATAGAGCATTGCTGTTCTGATGTGACTCAACCGTCTAACCATTCATCTAGTCAAAATGAAACATTGGATGCTGCTTGCACTTATTATTCTGCAAAATATCCCACATATTGTCAATGTAATCATTTCACGTGTTTGAAATTTTTTCAAATAGTAAAAACCGAATCTACAATGGGCTGATAACTGCCTTGGAAAATGTTGAGAGGTTAAATCTAAAAAGGTATTGCAGTGTCCTACTTCTCTAATTGTAGAGTTTATGCGAGGTAGTGGACATGAACACCTCAAAAATTCATGTACATTTCAGGAGAGTCTTCTGCACTCTCCTACCCCATTCTACTATCATTAATTATTTCTTCTATATCGGTGGATATGCAAGTGGTTAAAGCGGGCGAACTGTAAATTCGTTTCTACTGATTTCGCAGGTTCGAATCCTGCTCCACCGACTTATATTATGCGTAACTAATAAAAGAAAGCTGGTGATAAAATGGCAAAAGATTTAGATATTGTTGAAAGACAGTTAGAAATAGGAATGGTAAAAACAATTATTACAGAAAACGTGGTGAATTTCGTTGAACTTTTATTTAGTTCAAATATAAAAGCGCAATTTTATTATAATGAATTTGAAAATTTAATTCAGTTTTGTGTAAAAGATTGTGATCTAGGCATAAAAGGATTTGATTGTTTATTGGATAAAAAAACTGTAAGAAATCTTATAATTAATTTAAAAAATTTATACAATCAGTTAGATCGTATTGACGATTATAAAGGAGATATATGAATTTAAAAGAAAAAATTACAATAGAAAATAATATTGTAAAATATGAAATTAAAGCTCAATACAATGATGAACTAACATCTGAAGAAGAATTAGAAATTGAAACCCTTCATGATTACATTAGAAAAATAAGATTTTCAGACATAGATTTCACAGCAAATATAACGCTAGATAATGGGACACCGACAATTACTGACGATAATATTAGCGAAACAGTTGTTGAAATCTCTCTTGGTAAAGTTCCTGAGAAAGAATATATATTAGATGAAAATCTAAATATTATATTTTCTATAGATTCAGGACGCGTATCGGATGCAGAAATCAACAATGTACTAAACTCAAAACCACTTGTTTCCCAAGCAAAAATAGCAGTTTTTCAGTTTAAAATTTTAGAAAAAATCAAAGAACTTTTAGTTGCAGCAAGAAATGAAGATAATGATTTTGAGAAAGAAATAGAAACAATTTTGTAGAAAGGAATTCTTTAAAAATGTATAGTGTATTGATTAATGATAAACGCGATAAAAGCATTTTTCGATTTCTTAAAATCAAAGAAGAAATTATGGAGGAGGTCTCAAAAGAAATCGAAGATCCAGATACCCACGAAATAAGAACGTAAACAGAATATAGGGGGACTGGAAAATTCGAGAATCTTATGTATAAAGAAAAAGATAAGGATAAATTTGAGGAAAAGTGTATTAGTCTTTTAGACACTTACAACCGATCAGAAATTGTTCCAGTATTTTTAGAAGAATATGATGTAGATTTGCTTTGGAATTCCGATAACCCATAAATTAATATTGAGAGTAGTGATAATCTACTCTCCCACTCAGTGTCTGTAGCTCAGTTCGGCAGAGCACTCGACTTTTAATCGAGATGTCTTGGGTTCAAATCCCAACAGACACATTAATAGAGGTATAGCTTTAGGTATCTATAGCACATGAAAACCCATAATTATAGAAAATGACAATCTAATTGTCGGAGTAATTAAATAGTATATGTTCTGGTATACGTTATTAGATATTTTTTAAGATATAAATAATAAAAATATATACTTCATTGGAAAATTTAATAAGATTTTTTTTGAAAGAGTCATGTGAACTATCATGACTCTGTTTTGTGTTGTTTAAAAAAATGAAAATAGAATAAGTATTTATACATCGTTGTTTGATGTGGGATAGTTACGTCCCTAAAGAAGTTTTCATTTATCATATGATTTTTCTTTCAGGAATAGTTGTTGCCGCAACTATTCCACATCAGATAACGATCACAAACGTTATCGGCAAATAACGTAAAACAAATATTTTTAGTGTTTCGCTGTTATAAAGCGAAGAAAGGAAAAATTTATGACAAATGAACTTGAGATTTTTAAGAATGAAGAATTTGGAGAAGTAAAAACATTATTAATTAATGATGTACCTTATTTTTGTGCTAATGATATTGCAAAGGCTCTCGGATATAAACGTGCTGCTGATGCTGTATCTACGCATTGCAAGGGGTCGGTGAAACACCGATACCTTACAAATGGTGGTGAACAAGAGGCTAAATTTATTCCAGAAGGAGATGTTTATAGACTTATTATGAAGTCTAAACTTCCATCTGCTGAAAAATTTGAATCTTGGGTTGTTGAAGAAGTTTTACCTTCAATCCGTAAACATGGTGCTTACATGACCAATGAGGTTATTGAGCGTACACTAACCGATCCTGACTATCTCATTCAACTGGCAACAGCTTTAAAAAATGAGCGAAAAGAAAAAGAGTTAGAAAAGCAAAGACGAAAACAAGCAGAAAAAACAATTGAAGAACAAAAACCTCTTGTAGATTTTGCAAATCAGGTTTCAGATACAACAGATTTGATTGATATGAAAACTATGGCAAAGTTATTAAAAGATAATAATATCAATATTGGCAGGAACCGTCTATTTGAATTTCTTAGGATTAAGAAAATTCTTATGAAAGACAATCAGCCTTATCAGCAATATGTTAATGCAGGATATTTCAAAGTCAATGAATATACATACACTAATTCGCTCGGGAAAACTAAAACAAATAGGCAGACATTTATTACCGGAAAAGGACAGTTGTATATAACAAAGAAAGTAAAAGAATTTTGGGCAGCTTAATTACTGCCAACCTCCTACTCTACTCTTTCCTAAAAAGAACTATTTTTTTGTAAATTTAATAAGATTTATGAGAGTCATGTGAAATATCATGACTCTTTTTGTATTGTTTTTTGTTATTTCATACAGGGTGATTATTACCCTATTTCTTATGCAAATTTAGTTTCATAAGATTACTCCGTTCTGGAGTGACTGTTGCAGCGGTCACTCTGTATGATATAACAAAGCGTTATCTGTAAGTAAGACAGAGAAAACTTGGGAAAGTGAGAATAGTCCCTAACTCATATTACAGTGAATTTGACATATGGTGAGATGCGTATGTGACAGTGAGGCAGAATCAAAGGTGAAACGCTTTGAAAAAATAATATGAGGTACATAATGATACAAAAATTTAACAAAAAAGAATTACAAAGACTTGGATGTACAGATGAAGAAATTAATTTAGTAATGACTTACCAAAGAAAATTTCCTATTTTGCTAGACAATGAGGACAATATTGAAAAATTTTGTATTGACGCTAGACAATTATGGAATGAATTAGATTGTCCACAAGGACAATTTAATAAATGGGTTGAGAGAAAATTTAAGCCATATGGATTTGTTGAAAATACTGATTTTATCATGGTTGGACAAAATTGTCCAATCAAGCATTTTGCTCAAGGTGGTGATACAAGAAGCGTTAATTATTCTCTCACCATAGATATGTCAAAACAACTTGCTATGATAGATAAAAAAGAATCTGGTTTTATAGCAAGAAGATATTTTATTCTTATGGAGCGAATTGTAAAAGATAATAAAGATTGGTTGGATACAAGAAATCCAGAAAGAAAAGAATATAATAATATGTGCAAAATGTTATCTAATAATATTTATAAGCATAATGCTAGACTTGCTGACAAATTTGATTATTCTCGTGAAGCAAATATTTTAAATATTATTGCAACGGGTTCTGAAGCTCAATCCATTCGTAATTATTTTGGTATAAATAATAATAATGAATTAACTCGTGATAGTCTGGAAAAAGAATATAATGAAAAATTGGCATTTTTGCAGAAACAGAATATGATTTATCTTGGACTTGATATGCCTATTACTGAACGTGTCAAGATGTTAATTGCTTCATTCGATGTAATTTATCCTACAGCATCTCCTGTTCTTCCTTGGTTATCAAGAGACGATATGTTAAGAGTAAGAGAAGAATTAATTAAACGATTAAGTTATTAAAAGGGCAGTTTAACCACTGCCCTACTCCTTTCCTTTGAAGAATTGTTTTATGGTGTATTCATTTCCATAAATTCTAAAACAGCTTTAGCAGATATTTCCCAATTAGGGTCTAACATCATGTCATGGCATAACCCATTTAATATTTTAAGTTGTTTTTTCGTTTTATCTTTAGAACAGCCATAAGCATCTGCTGTTTTTTCTAACGATTTTACTCCGAAATAATCATCGTTTTCAGAACCGATGACTAAAAGTGGAATATCTATATTGTAATTATTTGTATATGGTTTACCTAGATCTTTAATAGCTTTTTTAGATTCATTTTGTAATTTTTGGTTATAAAGTGTAATTTCTTCCATAGGTATACGATTACTAAAAAATGCAGATCTTTTCATAATTTCATCAGTAACAGGTCTATTATCATTTATGAATTTTAATATTTTAAAACCATCTTTCAATCCATTTTTAAAAATAGGTCTTATTTGTTCAAGAATACTCATTCCTCCAGCAGTAGCAGGTGCAAATAATATAGCTCCTCTTATTGTATTAGATAATTCTCCAATATATTTTTGTACAACAGCACCTCCCATAGAGTGTCCGAGTAAAAATGGTGTTGAACTCATTGATTCTTTTTCTTTACAATAACTAATACATTTTTTTATATCATTTGAATAATCAGATAAATTGTAATTATTTATATTATTATATCCTTCACTTTTACCATGTCCACGAAGACTCAAAGCATAACAGTTATATCCATTATCAGAAAAATAATTTATAAATTTTTCAAAACACCATGCACCATGACATATTCCATGAACGCATAAAATACTTCCTTTATATGATTTTTGCGTTTCACTACATAGAACCTCTAATTTTTGTGTTCCTGGAACGAAAATTTCTTTAATTTTGTTAGTCATTTTATCATAGTCTCCTTTCTACATTTGTAAATATCTTTATTTATATCGGATATTATTTTATAAAATAAATACTATAAATAGCAATCTGAAAATATTTTAGATTTGTTTATACTTTATTTATATTTTATTCACCTATTTATTATAGTTATTATTAATAATTCGGATGAGCTTTTATATACCAAAATATAATACGCTGATTGAAAATCAAGGAGAATTCCACGATAATTCTGGCGAAGCATTTTCTCTACAAGATAATAAACACTATGAAATTCAAAAAATGCATGGCATATATAAAAAGAGTATGCAATTAAAAATAATTTAAAATATTCATAAATTTGGTATTATGATTTTGATAATATGGAAAAAATTTTATTAAAATATTTTAACATAAATGATTTGCTAAAAAGTGATGAAAATAAATTATTCAATATCATATATAATTTAGATGAAACCACATTTAACAAATTCATTTATATTCTAAATAATTTTAAATACTTCGACTATTTAGAAAGCACTACTTCTTCGGAAGTTAGCGCTTAATTCATTGAAAAAGGTGGTGGCAGTTATAGCTGCAAGAAAAGAAGTTAAAAAGAAAAAATGTCCTATTTGTGGCGAAAGCAAATCTATCGCCACTGGTTTTTATAAATCATCTAGTCCTTTGTTTTCATTGGATAAATGTGTTCCTATTTGTATATCATGCGTAAAAAAAGAAGTTGTTAATGAGGATGGTACCGTTAATGAAAACAAATTGAAAACAATATGTCAAAGACTGGATAAACCATTTTACTCTGATGAATTAGATTCGGCTTTTTTACAAACAAAATCTGAACATGGATATTTATCTGATAATGAAGTCGCTAAGAATGGAAATAAAATTGTTGGATATTATTTTAAGAATATCAATACGTTGCGTCAAAATAAAGATCGTAATTTTGCAGATTCAGAAAAAGATGGTTTTATACATAAGACATATAACGTTAATGCCAAGCAAAAAAAAGAAACTATTGCTAATAGATATAACAATGTAATAGAAAATAAGCCTATTACACAAAAAATAACTTCTAACACTGATTCTATTAATAAAACAGATAAAATTGAAGAAGAACTTATCTATGATGACAAGTGGATGGGAAAATATATTAAAAAAGATATAAATTATTTAAACAATTATTATGCAGGACTGGAAAGAGATTATAGAATCATTACAGAAAATCACCGTGACTATGCCCGTAAAATTGCAAAAGCAAGTCTTCAGATGGATAAAGCGTTTGATGAAATGATAAATGGAATTGAGGGTGCTGATGCAAAATATAAAAATGCCAGGGAAGCATTTGATACACTTTCAAAATCTGCAAAATTCAGTGAAAGTACAAGAAGTGTAAATGATGTAGGTATAAGTAGTTTTTCTAAAGTTGCTGCTATGGTAGAAGCCCATAACTGGATTCCAGAACATAAACCATTAAAAAAAGACACGATTGATGAAATGATAGATTATTTAAGTACTATCACAAAGTCATTATAATGGTGTTTAAATGGACAAATATGAGAAGCAACAAGAAATAGAAAAACAATTATATGATAAAAATCACTCAGAAGATTTTGATTCTACATATTCTAATGATCCAATTAATGAAGTTTCTATAGACTATGAGGCATGGACAGAATTCTTTTCATATTATAGATATTATATTGATGAATTTGCAATGGACATTCTCCACGTAGATTTATTTCCTTTTCAGAGAGTAATATTACGTGCAATGGCACGCGGACAATATACGATTTTAATTGCGTGTAGGGGCTTGGGCAAAAGTTGGATTGTTGGCTTATTTTATATATGTATTTCAATATTATATCAAAATGCAAAATGCGGAATCGCAAGCGGCAACTCACAACAGGCTCGAAATGTAATTATCCAGAAAATAAAAGGTGAACTTTCAAAAAACGAGACAATTGCAAGAGAAATTAATTTTCCTATCAGAACGGGGACTGATGATTGTTATTGTGAATTTAAAAATGGTTCTGAGATTCGCGCAATTACGCTTGCACAGGATCGTGGTGGAGATTCCGCTAGATCGTGGCGCTTTAATTACTTACTTGTTGATGAAGCAAGGCTTGTAAAAGATGATATTGTAGAAACAATTTTAATTCCCATGACAAAAACAAAACGTCAAAATGCTTTAAAATGGAAGAAAAATGAAAAAGGTAAAGTAATATTTATTTCTTCTGCTTATTTAAAAACAAGCGGATTATATAGACGTTTCAAATTCCATTTTGAACAAATGACATCTGGAAACAAAAATTATATCGCCATGTGTTTTCCATATCAAGTTGGTATTCAAGCTGGACTTTTTGATGCAGATGATATTGAGCAGGAACGCGCAAAACCTACAATGACTACAGATAAGTTTAGTTATGAGTAAATCCAAAAGGATTCATGCTCCTTATATAAGAAATTATATAATGAAAATTCGGCAAACACTTAGGGTATTTATATACATTCTGATCAAAAAATGAGGTGAAAATAATAAAAACTAAATGGTCAGATAATGAAATACAAATTCTAATAAATAATTATAATAAAATAGAGATGGATGAATTAAGTATTCTATTAAACAGAAGTATTGATTCAATCCAGTCTAAAGCTAAGAGACTTAATCTTTGTAAAAAATCAAGTCTACCTTGGAAACCAGATGAAGTAGAATATTTAAAAAGAAATTATGAATACGAAGATATTGATAGAATTATGTCTGTATTACATAGAAATTATAATTCTATCATCATAAAAGCAAATAGATTAGGTTTAAAGAAAATTGAGAGAAATAATAAAAATATGTCAACTTATACTGTCAATGAAGATTATTTTAAAAATATCAATACTCCAAATAAGGCTTATTATTTAGGCTGGGCTGTAACAGATGGAAATATTGTATATGGAAAAAGTAATCAATATAGACTTAGACTAAATAGTATAGATAAAAATATTTTAGAAAAATTCAAAGTGGATACAATGTCTACCAGCAAAATTTATTATAGAAATAATTATGCAGAAATAAATATCTGTAACAGAAATTTTGTAAAGAATTTATTTTTATATGATTTTTCAAATAATAAAACTCAAACCATTAAATTTCCCAAAATAGATGAAATTTTTTACCTAGATTTTATTAAATGTTGCTTTGATGGAGATGGTTCTTATGTATGTACTGGTAAAACAAAAAAAGTATCCTTCGTTAGTGCAAGTAATTGTTTTATAGAAGAAATGATAAGAATTTTAAATAAATATGGTATCAGATGCTATCTTTCTAAGCGAAATACATATTCTACTTTTGAAATTAGTAAAAAAGAATCTTTAAAAATATTTTTAAATCTAATGTTAAATACTCAATCGGATTTTCTTGACAGAAAAAATCTAAAATGGAAAAATTATTAGAATGTATATAAATGCTAACGGTAAAATCCTCCTTTCATATGGGACAATACCGTGCTAATCTGATAAATTGCGAAAGGTTATCAGATAGTGTAGAGCGTAGATGGTGAATAAATATAATCCGTCCAAGAGTGTCGAACACCCAAACGTAAAGTCGTGGGTGATGATGTACGCCGAGCTTACATAATGGTAAAATGTAAGAACTATAGGATAAAAAACCTATAGGATAACAAAACTGATGAGGGCATATTCGTTGGTTCCAGTGGAGAAAGTTATTATCCTTATGAACTAACAATGCCTTGTCGAGTTCTTGAAAATTGTGAATTAGAACAACCAAAGAAATCTGATTCTATATATGTTATCACTCACGATGTTGCTGTATCAAATGCAAAAAACTCAGATAATGCATGTACACATGTACTTAAACTAAAATTACGTCCAAATGGAACATATACCAAATCTGTAGTATATACAAAAGTTGTAAATGGTCTACCTCTTGAAAAGCAACGAGATAATCTTAGAGAATTGATTCATCTAAAATTTCCAAATTGTAAAAAACTTGTTATTGATGAGCGTGGTTCTGGTAATGGACTTCCGCGCATGTTTTATGAATCATGGGAGTATACAGATCATAAAACAAAAGTAACCGTCGAATATCCACCTCTAATAAAAGATAATGATGAAGAAGGATTTTTATTAGATAACGCAATTCCTATGATACGTGCTATAAATGCAACAAATGAGTTCAATGTTACTTATTATCCATATATGAAATCATGTTTTGAAGACAGAACACTTCAATTACTGGCAACCTCAGATGAAGTTGATGTAAAATACAAATCTGGAGAAATTACACCAGAAGAATATGCACAATTTATAGAACATGATACATTACAAAGCGAGTTAAGTAATATAAAACAAGAATATTCTGAATCTGGTAATCTACAATATAATCGCATTGTAAAATCCAAAAAAAGAGATAGAGCTACATCTTTATTTTATGGTTTATCAGTAATTGCAGAATGGGAATTAGAAAATAAACAAACTCTGTATAGAAGCAAAAATGTTGGATATGACTTATTATCAGAATACACATACCTATAACCTATCTATAATCTACACATTTCATTCCAGATCAATTTCACCATCCAACACACCCTCTCTATTTCCATTCCTGCACATCAAATCTAAACAAAGAAAAGGAGTGACTAACTATCATTGAATAAGCGACAACCTTCAAAACAAAATAACAATTCAAAAACTAATATTAATTACAGTACAAGACAAAAACATCACTCCAATTCATATAAAAAGAAAAATATAAATAATAACAGTGATAATACAACCGCATCGCATCCTTCCAATACCCAACAGCTTGTTAGAGAAAATTTATCCTATTGCACAGAGTTCCTTAAAGCATATAACACACAGTCTTATTCTGGTCAAAATTATATGCTGTCTCCACATTTACTTAACTCAACATTAAAAAGTCTAAATATGGACGGTTATGATTTTTCTACTGAACAAATTCGAAAAATGGTTATGTCACCGCATCATTTTGAACAAGAACTGCGAAAATTATCATTCTTCTATTATAATGCTATATCCATCTACAAAAGAACTATTGAATATAAATCAATTGTTCTTGATTTTGACTGGGAACCTATACCCTATTTGCAAGATGGAAAACAAATCTCGCAATCAGATATAAAATCTAATGCATTTAAACGAGATTATGCTGAAATGTCTAAATTTTTCAATAGTTTTGATGTAAAGCAAGAATTTAGTAAAGTATTATTTAATATACTTTTGTATGATACTTATTTCACGTCGACCAGAAGTTATGATGGACATATATATTTGCAAGAACTTCCTTCTACACATTGTATAATAGATGCCAATTCCTATTTGGGATATCTTTTTTCTTTCGATTTGTCCTATTTTATGAACTCTGGTGTAGATATTAATGCATATTCCTATTCTCTTCGAAAAAAATATAGTGAAGTATTGCGACTAAAACAAAATACTTTTAATTCAAATCTTCCGCAAAGAAACGGTTCTTGGGTGTATTGGCTTGAAATGCTTCCAGATGACGCATGGGTTTTTAAGTTTAATAATAACTTTGCTGGTTCTGTACCTCCGCTTTTAGATATGTTAATTGATTACAGTAAAATTGATAAATTTAAAGAATTAGAGGATATAAAAAAACAATTGGAAGCATACAAAGTAATATTTGCTACCGTTCCAAGGCTCACAAATAATAGATCTGGAAATAAAACAGATGATTTTGCTATAAGTAGTACGGAACTTGGCAAATTTGTAGCTGCTGTAAAGCAGACTTTAGGAACTGGAGTAGATTTTAAAGCAGCTCCATTGGAAGATTTTAAAGCATTTGATTTTTCTCCCTCTTCATCTGAGGATAATCTTTTAGAAACTGAATTAAATAATATGTTAAAACAATCTGCTACATCTGATGCAATTCTGACTGGTGGGTCTAGTGTGTCGTCTAATAACATTTATAAGCTGGTAACTTCTGAAATTGTTAAAAGTGTTTATCCGCAATTTGAAAATTACTGTGAATATCAGATAAATAGAAGAACTAAAAAATATAAATTTAAAATAAAATTTGTTGGCACTATTTTTGACAGAGAGGATCGCCGTAAAGCTGCAAATGAAGATATGGAGCGTGGTATTATAACCCCAGCTATATTTTCTTCTCGTGGAATACAGATGACAGATGCTTCAAATACATTAAATATGATGTATGGATTACAATTTCCAGAAATATTTAAACCTGTTCAGATGTCTTCAACAATGTCTAATGAAGATAAATCATCTTCTGGAAGATCTAAACTTAGTGATAGTGAGCTGTCTGATAGCGGTGAGCAGACAAGAAATATTGGTGCTAATGAAAATAGAGAAAAGGATAATTCTTAAATGTTTGTAAAAAATTTTAATTCAATAAAAAGAGATACTATATCTGTTAATGAATATCAGAAAAAATATTTAATGGATAATGGATACTACCCTATTTCTAAGGATGGGAAAGGATGGGTATATTTGGCAAATAGAACCATTTTAGATTTAATGAAAAAATGTAAAGGTGGTGAAACCTTGTTTGGATAAAGAAAAAAAAATATCATTTTCTGTATCTAATAATGAAAATATATTAACGGCTGAAGATATAGAAAACTTCCAGTTCAAAAAAATACATTGCAAGATATATTCTGCTGACAGAGTTAATGCACACAATTACACTTGTTCATTAAAAGTGCTTAAAAAATATGCAAATACTATTGCTGGCAAACCTGTACTCGTTTGGTATAACAAATTTGCAAATGCTGGAAATGGTGATTTTGGAGGACACGAAGACAGTGTATGGGCAAAGCAATATCCAGTTGGGTTCTTTCCTGAAAATGCAAAAGTAACCTATGAAAAAGATAACGACGGCACAATTTTTTTATGTTCTGATGCATTTATTTGGTCATTATATTATGAGGAAATTATTAAAGTATTTGAAAATTATGGCGGAGTAAAAGGTGTTTCTTGTGAAATGCTAATCATAGATTCTGAAATTATTGAAGATACGGATATTGAAAATATTTTACAATATTCTTTTTCAGGTTTAACACTATTAGGAGAAAATGACGCTTTGGGAAGTCCTATAAAGCCAGCAGTTGATGGATGTGAAGCAACTTTGGTTACTAATTCTATCGCAATTGATAAAACAAATACAGAATATGAAAAAGCAAAAATAGAATTTGAGAAAATTTTATATAATTCTACAAAACAGGAATCTGATTCAGATTCTTTTTTAATTGAAGAAAATAAGGAGGAAAAAATGGAAACAGAAATTATAAAGAATGCAGCATCTGACAGTTCTTCCGATCCGATTGAAAATGCAACACAGGAAGTAACAACTAGGATAAGTGTTAGCACAGATACTTACAATTATGATGACAATGGTCAATATGTCGGAGATAGTTATGAAAGTCATACTGTAAGTACTACGGAAATTAGGGAAGTACCTGAAAGTGAAGTAAAAAGTGCAGAAAATTCTTCTATTAATAATACCGAAGCTGTCACCAATTCTGATACTGATTCAAAAATACAAAACTCTGACACAGCAGGAAATAATTCATGCAAGACTAATAATTCAATAAATGTGAATATAGAAGAATTTGAATCATTAAAAATTAAATGTGCGACATTAGAAAAAGAGTTATCAAATAAAAAAACAGAATGCGAAGTTTTAATTCAGAAATGTGCTGACTTAGAACTTTATAAGAATAATAAAGAAAATGAAAATATGAGGAATACTATTAAACTTGCGTTAAATAGTGTTTCTCATATTTTAAATTCTGACCAAATTTCAAAATGGAGAAAAGAATCTGAAAAATGTTCTTCTGAGAATGTAGATGGCTTTATCAATAATTTGAAAGCATTTGCATTTGATATTCAGGAGAAAAATGGAATTCCTTATACTGAGTCAATTAGAAATGCTCTTCCAAGAAATACAGAAACTAAACCAAATGACCTTTGGGAAAGAATTGAAAAAAAATATAACTAAATTTAGGAGGAAATAAATGGCTAATATTTTAATATTACGAAGTGTAAATACTGGTGATGAAGATATCAAAACTGGTATTGCAGAAGTTGAATTGGAAAATGGATTTGCTGTTGCATTGGGAGAAACATCAAAAGAAAGAAAAAGCAGATTTGCTTATAAAGTAACAGAGCCTAATGCAAATTCTGAAATCGTTGGTCTAGTATATAATGCCGATGTTCCATTTTTAACAGATGCTAATGGGAATGTATATAAAGGTGTCGTTTCTGACCCACGAAATATTAAATTTCCAAGCGGAACCCCTGTTAATATCTGGATTCCAAGTAAAAATTCTGAAATTGCAATGACCGAAATTTCTGGAAATTCTGAAAATGCAAAATACGTCGTATATAAAGAATCTGATATGAAACCAACTTATGCATCTGATACAAAAAATGCTATTCATGCATTTAAAATTACTGACGCAAAAAGTTACATCTCTATTGGAAATGAAAGAGTTCATGCAATAGAAATGATTTGTGTATTTTAATGAAAGGAGAAAACTATATGCCATTTAATAAAATAACGTTTTCTACTGATGTGGAAAAAGATTTAATTCCAGCATGGAAAGATTATGTTAATCACTATAGAAAAGAAAATTATTCAACAAAAAAAGTAGTAAATGAGGTGAAAACACTTTCAGAAAAAGAAAATTTAGTAAATAAAATTGCTTTTTCAGAAATTGCAAAATTTGCAAATATGGATACTTCTTTTATTGGAAAGATGCAAATGTCTACAAATCCAATGTATCGATGGGCGTTTTTCGCTGTTGTTAATAAACTTGTAGATATTGTTATTCCAGATGTCATTGCAGAAGATTTTTATCAGTTTGCGAATGTAGGTACTATTGGTAAAGGTAACTCTGGAAAATTTACGATCAAATCTTCTGATTTGTTTACCGTTGACATCAATGGACAATCACGGCGGCATATCAATGCACAGCGTCAGTTTACAGGTGAACATACACTAACACCTGTAAATCATACTATTACTACACAAGTTGATTTATATAGAGTATTAGCTGGAGAAGAATCATTAGCTGAATATGCAGTTAAAATTATTCTTTCTATTGAAGCGGAAATTGCATTAGATATTGCATTCTGTATGCAGGAATCTTTTAACACAAGATCAGCAAATTTCAAAGAAGTAGGATTTACACAAGTAGCATTTAAAACTTTAGCTACTAGAGTTTCCGCTGCTAACGGTGGAAAAAAAGCTGTCGCATTAGGAACAGAAACAGCACTTATGGACGTAATGCCAACAGATGATTATCTGAAACTTGGTCTTGGTGAAACATACAATAGCATTGGTTATCTTCCAATATTCTTAAATACACCTCTTATTGCTCTTGCTCAAAAAATTGATTGGACTTCTCCAGATTATGATTTCGCAATCAGTGATAAATTCATTTATTTTGTATCTCCAGGTATGCAAAAATTAATTCAGATTGTTTTTGAAGATGAAGGTTTATACATAACAGATGAAGTGTTTGCTAATGGTAATTTAATCCAGAATGCATCCATGCATAAAGGATGGGCAACTGGTCTTATTACTAATTCCAAACATGCGGTAATGAAATTATCATAACAATAATACATAGTGATAGGGAGGAAGGATTGTCTTCTTCTCTATAAAAATGGAGGGACAAATGGCTGGGAGACAAAAAAAGGAAGATGAAATAATAGATAATAATAAAATTACAGAAAACATTAATACAAATACCATTATTATTGACGAATTAAAGAAAGAAAATGATATTTTGAGAAAAGAAAATGAAGATGTAAAATCTCAAATTAAATTAATTCTTGAAAAACTTGCAGAGCAAGAAGATAAAAATTCAAAATCAGAAGAATCTAATATCAGAATCCAAGAAGAATCTAAAAATAACTTTTATACTGATATTAATCCATTGAAACTAATTAAAGTGATTTCTTTAAGCGACGGCGGAGTATCTTTAAAAACAAAACCTAGTGGTGATGGGAAGATATTTCGATTTGATAAGTTTGGGCATTCTGTAACAATAACGTATACTGATTTACAGGATATTATTTCTACAAATCGTTCATTTATTGAAGATGGCATCGTATATATTTGTGATGAAGATGTTATTAAAAATAATTACTTAGAAGATGCATATAGCAAATTTTTAACAATAGAAACGATAAATAACATTTTTTCTTTTCCAAAAGATAAAATTATCGATATGATTAAAAACACTACTGAAGCGCTACAGGATTCTATAATTTCTTTCATTATCAAGAAAATAAACAACAACGAATATGTTGATATGAATAAGGTAGATGCAATCGGAAAATCATGTAAAATACCATGTAACATTTTAGAATTAGCAGAACAAAAACGTGAAAACTAATCAAGAGGTAAAATATGTGAAAACAAGTTATTTTGATATTATAGAACTTGTATTATCATTGTCAAAATCTTATGAAATAGATGGAATATTTGATAAATACAAGGAAGAAGGATTGTTACAACTTCTTCTCCCCTACTTTAAATTTGCGTCAGGAGAATTAGAAATATCTGATTCTGGAATCGATACATCAAGGGATGATGAGTTGTCACAATTTAATACTAATTTGTCAGATGGTGAGCAGATTATTTTTTGTAAATATATTCTTATTGGATATTTAACAAAAGATAAAAATGATATTTTACAAATGAGACTTCATTTACAAGATGGAGATTTTAAAACTTATGCAGAATCTAATAATTTAACAGCAAAAACAAATTCTTTAGAAATCTTAAAAGAAGAAGTTGGGTGGAACGTAAAAAAAACAGGTTATAAAAATATAAACATATGGGAGACTTAATTAATTTGTCCTATATAGGTGATTAATATGCATTTAACTTCATATAAACTGACAAGAGAATTTTCTTCTTCTAATCCGAGATCTGAATTATTACGGGAAAAGCAGTCTCAAATTAATGATTTATATAATTTTGCTGCTGACAGAGAAGATGATGTAATTCTAAATGGAAAACCATTTCTTAAAAGCCCACGTATATTTGATCATAAATTCATAGATACGTTTCATCATAAAATTATAGTTGAGACTATTCTTGATAGTGATTGGATGGAATGCGGCGATTATTTGGAATATGATAATATGACATGGTTATGTCTAAACTCTTTTTCTTTTCACAAATTATATTGTAGAGCAACATTTATGAGTTGTGATTGGAAAATATATTGGCTAAACGACAAGGGTGAATTGAAAAGCCAATATGTTATTGATCAAAATAGTACACAATATAATAGTGGCGAAACAAATAGCCAAATAATGACATTAGGATCAGCTCAGCATATGTTAAGAGTACAATGTAATGAAGATACTATCCAATTAGATTCTCCAATAAGATTTGCCATTGACAAAAATATAAAAAATCCAACATGCTACAAAATTACACAAAATGATAATAGCGCTTATAATTATGGCAAAGGTATATGTTGTATCACTGTAACAGAAGATGAGTTTAATCAAGATAATGATAAATTAATTCAATTAGATGATAGTACAAAAGTATGGATTTGTGACTATAGACATTTCGATACTCCTCCATTACCAGATCACGATTCAGATTTATCTGTCCAAATTTTAGGAAGCAAACAATTAAAAGTTGGTGTTCCACGTAAATACTCTGTTAAGTTTACTGATAAATTTGGTAATGATATTGATTGGAAAAAAGTAAATTTTACATGGAATATAATTTCTAATTTTGAAGTTCAATTAGATAAAAATAATAACAATATCCAGTTATTAATAAAAGATGATTCTCATATAGGAGAATCTTTTTTATTACAAATTTTTGTAGATAATAAATGTATAGAGAAAATAAAAATTTCTATAATAGATGTTTGATAAAAGGTGGTGAAGTTTAATTTCTAATATATATAATGCTTCTGTTTATAAAAACAAAATTATAAATCTTCTATTAAAAAACAAAGATTTTGTTACAGTTATAAATCCAATATCAGATTCAAAATGTGAATATTTGGATGTTATAGATATATTATTAGGTGGAGAATGGATTTATAATGGTATAAAATATGAAGAATATGGACATATATTTGATTACAATTTTGTAGATGAAACTGTTAAAAAAGAAAAAACTTTTGTTTTTGTTGAAACTGATATAGACAATGTTAGTCGAAATATATTTACAAATTTTAATCTGTATGTATGTATTTTTACTATTAAAAGACAAGTTAGAATTACTGAACATAGCACCCCCACGATAAACCAGATTAAAAATATGGGTTATTGTACGTCTGAATATGCAAATCGAATTGATATATTGTGTGATATTGCAGACAGAATATTAAATGGAACAAATAAAATTAAAGGAATTGGAGACATTCAGCCAGCTGACAGAGGCTACTGCACTATTTATCTTCCAAATAACAAATTTTATGGAAAATGCCTTAAATATAAAATTATGAATTACAATGAGGATGAAATCTGTGAAAATTAATAAAGATCTCCTCTTCCCCTATGTTATATATAATCAGCCATTTAAATATGATGACTCTATTACTTTGCATCCAGTAGTTATGAAAGATATCTTGACATTTCAAACATTATCACAATCTATAATTATAAGGAAAAATAGTACGTTCCATGAAAAACAAATAATTAAAATGTCATACCTTGAGTTCCTAATTTATTGTTTTGGTAATGATAATATTGAAGAAAAATATAAAATATCAGGATTATCTCAATATTATATTCTAGCAATGTATTTATTAAAATTATGTTGTCCTGATGCAGAAATTACAATCAATGAACAAAATGGATATTATATCATAAATAATGAAATCATAACTCCTCAAATATTTGATGATTTAAGACGAATTATAATTATTCAAAATGATATTGATTTTGATATTGATGATTTTTTAAATTATGATACAGAACAAAGATTATTAAAGGCTCAGAAAGATAATAACAAAAGTTTAAAATCTGCAAATATGGAGGATTATATTGATTCTTTAGTAATAGCCATGAATACAACTGAAAAACAAATAATGGATATGACTATCCGTAAATTCTGGAGATACATTAAACGTTATCAGTTATTTGAAATTTATCACATAATGAAAACTGGAGAATGTAGTGGAATGGTATCTTTTAAAGAACCTATAGAATATTGGATGTTGGGTTTTGATGACAATGATGATAAATATAGTTCTCTTAAATCAGATGAACAAAGTATGACCAATAAAATAAACAATGCAAATAGTTAGAGTGGTTAATCTACTCTTTTTTGAGAAAAAATTTTTATGCAAGAAAGGAAATTTAAATGCCAAATAATTTAGACATTCTTAAAAAGGCTAATAGTAAAGCCAAAAATTTTCTAGTTTCAACGGCTGATTTTGCATTATTTTTCAATGAAATGTCAGCTTGTACTGGAACTGTAAACTTAAATACTTCTATTGAAATTAGTATGCAGGAACAGAATATTAATGCTGGTAAAGGTAATAAATTAGTTTATTCCTATAAGTATGGTCGAGAAATGAACATCACTCTTGAAGCTGCTAATTGGGATCTTCGTTATTTAGCTGTAAATCTTGGCAAAGATATTAATATTCAATTAGACGATGCATATGATATCTATAAATGTGTCACAATTAATGACGGTATTGGTGTCTTACCAAATACTCCTATTGGAAACGTGGACGTGGAAATTTCCGCAGATAATGCTATTAATGTAATTCCAGAAGGTAATGTAATTGATTTAAAACCATATGGAATAGAATCAGGTACAGTAAATGTTACATATAAGTTTAAAGAACTAAGTCAGAGTATTGTAATTGATGCAGAAACCTCACCTAAAGTTTATAAACTTGTAATGACTGCGGATAAGCACAATAATAAACTTGGAAAAGTTGGTACAGTAGAAATTGAAGTTCCTTCTTTCCAACCTAGTGGTAATTTTAATATTGAATTTACTCCTGATGGAGTTTCTTCAACTTCCATTGAAGGAAAAGCTCTGGCTGTAGAAGGTGATACCTGCGATTCTGGAAATGCTGTATACGCCTATGTTAGAGAACGCAGCGATGAAGAATATAAGATCATAGTATCTGAGATAGCTGGCACACCAGGAACTATTGAGCTTGATTCCAATGATAAAACAAAAACTATTACAATTTCAGTAATTGGGATGAAAGGTGCAATGTATAGTAATATTGAATTAGACAATTCTGATTGTAATTTTGTTAGTGAAAATACAAATATTGCAACAGTTGATGAAGACGGAATTGTAATGCCTGTTGCTACAGGAACAACAAAAATAAATATCTCTTATGGTAATATTTCTGATGAGATTGACGTAAACGTGGCATAGTAATAAAAATAAGCAGATAGTTATTACATTCTATCTGCTTATTCTATTGGAGGTATAATGGAAGGCAAAGAAAGCGATTTGAAAATTAATGAATGTACTGATGAAGAATTAGAATCTATAACATCAAAGAAACAAAAAGCAAATATAAAAAAAGATGACTATAAATATAAAGAATGTAAAGTTATTAACTATAATAAATATACAAAAACATTAGATATTTTATTTGATCGATTTGGAATTAGAATTTTCGATGTCGAAAACTTTAGTGGCAGTACTGCTGTTGTAAAATATACAGGTGAAATCGGAAAACCAGATTTCAATTATAAACTATAAATAATATTATGTGTAAAAATTCATACGAAAAAATTTCTAATCGAACAAATAAGCGAATGCTATTTTGTAAATTGCTTGGGACTGATGGATCATTATCTCAAATTTGTATTAGTCAAAGATTTTGTAAAGAAAAAGATAGATATATCGAATCTGAACATCCATATAAAAATTGTAAATATTATGAATAATTACAATCTATGAATTAGAAAGAAGGTGTATCCGTGAAAAAAATTAATACTAGTGGTATTACTTCTGAATCTATAATAGGTGTATTGCTTTTACTAATTTCGTTAATCAACGCTGTATTACAAATACTTAATATAGATACTCTTCCAATAGAAAATGAAGAAATATCCGCAATTATATCTGGTGTTTTTCTTATAGTAACTTCTTTATGGAATACCTGGAAAAATAGAAATATATCTACAGCCAGTCAGTTAGCCCAGTCTATCACAGATAGTTTAAAAAATGGTGAAATTCTTGAAGAAGATATCAGAAAACTAATAACTAAAATAAGAAGGTAGGTAATCGAATGAAAATTGCATTAACAGTTGGGCATTCTTTACTGAAGAATGGATGTTATACAAGTGCAGATGGAAGAAATAATGGTGGATGTAATGAATATATTTGGTGTAAAGCTTTTTCAAAGCAACTTACTAATAAATTAAAAGCATATGGTCATGATGTAACATGTATTATATGTCCCGAAAAACAATTTACATCTTACAAACAAGAAAAAGATTATAAATTAAATTTAATTAACAAAGGAAATTATGACTTAGTTATTGAATTGCATTTAAATGGTGCATCTCCATCAGCAGAAGGCACCACTGTACTTTATAAATCAAATATTGGAAAAAGGTATGCTAATCAAGTTCAAAAGCAGCTCGCTACTATTTTTAAGGATAGGGGTATTACACATCGTACAGATTTATATATGTTGAACGGCACAAAACCCCCTGCTATTTTATTGGAAACTTTTTTCTGTACTAATTCATCCGATTATAAAAAAGCAAAAGGTAATATAAACAGAAATAAAATAGCTAAACTTGTAGCAAAAGGAATTCAGAATGCTATTTAGGAAGGATGGATTTGTATGAATGAACGAAATATTAAATTTAA